GGAATCAGGAGCATGTAGATGTATTCCCAAGAAGACGAAGAGAAGCATATCCTGGCCGCCTTTGCTGTGCCGTGGAAGCAATCGCATGACTTCGGAGGGCGAGACGCGGCGCAACGGGCTGGACGATTCTTGGATATCGGTGCTGGTGATCCATTCGACAAATCGAACACACGCGCACTCTTCGAGCTGGGTTGGTCAGGGGTGATGATCGAGCCGTCGCCGCGCTACATGGAAGCGCTGCTGCTCGAATACAAGTTTGAACCACGCATCCAGTTGGTCAGTGCTGTTGTGGCGCTCTCGCGGGGGATCTTTAATCTGAAGGTGAGTGATCAGCCCAGCAGCACAATAGGCCCGATGTTGAAGCCGTCAGACCGTACGGACGTCACCTACTACGGCTCGATGTTAGTTCTGGCTCTGCCGCCCGAGGACATTTCCAACAAGTTCGGCGGCTTCGACTTCATTAACATCGACGCAGAAGGCGTCAGTAGCGAAATCTTTTTACGAATCATGGAACTCGACTGGGACGCTCGATGTATCTGCGTTGAGCACGATGAGCGGACTACCGAACTACTGAAGGCCGCGACAAAGCGGGGGTATCGATGCACGTATGCGAACGGAACGAACCTGATCGTGGTGAAGGGATGAGCGAGCGAGATCAGCGGTATGTTTACAGCGCGGTTTGTACGTGGTATGGCAGTATCCACGAAGTAGGGGGAACTGTTGGGAAAATTGTGTTGGGAACTGTTGGGACTGTTGGGAAAGAAGGGCAGCGATGAATATGGATGATCGCGAAGGGATAGTGCGATCGGGTGTGGATGGAGCGGATATGAAGGCAAAGGCCTGGGAGTTGCCACTTACTGAGCGCGAGTTCGCCTTGAGCGATGAGATTGGCAGGTTAGTCGCTAAAGCGGGGGTCACTAACCGTGAGGTTGCGCATGTGCTTCTGTGCATGTTGGTGGTTTGCGCGAAGGACGGCGGGAAATGGATGGTGTATTGTCTTGTGGGCGTGGTGGAGGCGTGGTTCAGGGTGAGGGCGGCATGAAGCGCGTATACGTCACATTCGGGGGCAAAGCCTACGATGAAACCACCGGCGTCATTGTCTCGCGGGCTCCCGGCTTCGGTGCCAACGAAGTGCGGGTATACGACGATGCCTGGCTGATGACCACACCGTTCTACCAGATCAACAATTGGCTGTGGCACACCGATGAAGATCCGGCATTCGATCATCGCAACTGGGGTTTCGGATGGTGCGCATGGAAGCCGTACATGCTCATGCAGGAGATGAAACGCCTGGAGACTGGTGACCTGGTTCTCTACACCGACGCCGATACTTACCCAATTGCGGATCTGACGCCGATCTTCGAGTTGTGCGATCGCGAAGGGATAGTGCTGTTCGAGGCGCAAGGCTGTCCCAATAAGTTTTGGACGCGGCGAGATGCCTACGTGGTCATGGGGCTCGGTGAGCAGGCTGGCGAGGAGATACAGGCGTGCGGCCGGTTCTCGATGTTCAAAAAGGGCGATCCGCGGCTCGAGCAGTTTCTGGCCGAATGGCTGACGTACGCCACGAATCGCGAGTGTCAGAAGCTCTACAGGAGCAGCTACACCGAAGAGTTTCCTGGCTTCAAACGGCATTCGAACGAACAATCGGTGCTCAGCCTGTTGGCGATCAAGTACGGAATTAAACCGCATCGTGAGGCCTGCCAGTTCGGCTGGCCAATTTCTCCTGGTTGCGGATGGCCTAGCGACACCTGGCCGCAAATGTTTCATCAACAGGACTGCCGAGGGGACAAGCGGGATTTGTCAGGATCAATCTACAGGAACGTATGACGAAACAATGGTGGGAGAAAGTCTGTTACCACTCGCTTGGCCATCGAACGTCTCAGGAAATGACGTACGACATTTGCCGGATGGCGCTGGAACGTGGCATCCCAGGCGACTTCGTGGAATGCGGAGTCTACGCCGGCGCCAGTTCGGCAATCATGGCGCGCGCGATTCTTGATCAGTCGGAGGAAGACGAGTACGACTACGGAAGCTTGCGCCGTGTTCACCTGTTCGATAGCTTCGAAGGGATCCCGTTGGCCGGGCCGGAAGATTCAGAGCTGGCGCACAAACCGTCCGGCGAGGCGAAATGCTTGCTTGAAGACGTCAAGAAGAACATGCGCGACTGGGGGATACCGGACGAACTGCTGGTTTATCATCCCGGCTGGTTCGAAGACACCGTGAGGCCGGGGCCCGTTGGGCGCTTGCCTTACGCGGACGTTCAGCAGATCGCAGTCTTGCGGCTCGACGGCGATCTCTACCGCTCCACCAAGGTCTGCATGGACTACCTCTACCCGCTGGTCTCCCAGGGCGGCTACGTGATCGTTGACGACTTCGACCTCTCAGGATGCAAGAAGGCGATTCTCGAAGCGACGAATCCGGCGCCGATCTATTTCAGGAAACCCAATGAACCTCCAAAAATTAGCTGAGCACACCATTGACGTTGACATGAAGGCATGAAAAACGGAGACCTGGTGGCTGAGCACTTTTCTTACATCCGCACTGGCGTGAAGCTTCGAGCGGATAGGTTGCCATTTCACATTGACCGGGATGAAATCGTGGGATGTGTTTACGTGCGGATTGTGAAGGATGCGACCATGTACGATCGAGCGCTGGGGACTTTTAAGACGTGGCTCCAAGGCAGATTAGTAGGGGCTATGTGTGATGCGTTGCGAGCGCTGCGACCAGGGACCCGAACCTACCCCGTGCAAGAGGTCCAACTTCGCCGGCCTGATTTACTGCTAGATGAGGAGAAAGCACCGAACAGCGCTGCGCATTTGATAGCAGAGACGATGGCTGAATTACCGGAACGCTGGCGCGATTGTCTGATGATGCGATTTGAGGAAGACTGCTCGATGAATGAGATCGCGGCGTCGTTCGGGGTAAGCGAAGGACGAGCGAGTCAGATTCTGGAGCGAGCGTTGCGGGAGATGAAAGCGATTCTGCGGAAGCGCGGCGTGCGGAAAGTGGGGGATGTGATTTGATGGACAGAATACAAGCGATTCGCGAGCTGATGGACGCCTACGAAGTTACGCAGCGGGAAACTTACGGGCCGGAACGAGGGGCTGAAGATGAACGGTTCCGCGATATGGCACTGAAGGTGCTCGGCGCGACAGACGCGGAAATTGAAGAGGCCGCGGAAGGCTTGGCGACGTACCAGAGGCCTGAATGAAACTCGTAGGAATTATGCCGGTACGAAACGAAGCCTGGTGTCTCGGGTTGACATTGCGGGCGGCGCTGATGTGGTGCGATACGGTGATTTGTGCGGACCATGGTTCAACGGACAGCAGCCGCGAAATCATGGAAGGGATCGCGCAAGAGGTCGGATTGTCGCGGCTCATCATTCGAGACGATCGCGAGCAGGAGTGGCGAGAGATGGAACAGCGCCAAATGCTTCTGCATGAAGCGAGAGAACGCGGTGCAACTCACATAGCCATAGTAGACGCCGATGAAATCCTGACAGGGAATCTGCTGCCATCGAAGACCTCAGTAAACACAATTAATGCCTACCTGAGGGGGATTGGAAAAGGCGAGTGCCTACAACCCCCGATGTACCAGCTTCGCGGCTCGCTCGACCAATATCACTCGAACGGCATTTGGGGAAATCGTTGGCTCTCGGTAGCGTTCCAGGACGATCCACGGCTGAGCTGGAGCGGCGACAAGTTCCACAGCCGGGAGCCGGAATATCCAGGCGGCGGAAAGTTGCGACCGTACCAGCCAATCAAGCAGGGACAAGGCGGAAGCTTTCACCTGTGGGGAGTTAGTGAAAGACGGTTGAAGGCGAAGCACGCGCTGTACAAATGCGTCGAGCGGTTGCGCTGGCCAGCGAAGGCAACTGTCGAGATTGAACGGCAATACAATCTTTGGCGTTCACCGCACGATTGCTCGGTCAAGTACGGACTACAACCGGCGTGGGCGTTAGAGTGGACCTTTGCGAACGTACCAGCAGAGTGGTGGGCACCGTACGAAGGACTCGGAGTTAAGTTGGTAAACGATTTGACGCCTGGGGATTTGTGGCAGGAAGCTGAAGTTCGCCGGTTAGTAGCAGAGCACGGCGCGGAGACGTTCAAAGGCCTCGATCTGTTCGGAGTTGCGTGACGAAGGTCCACTACAGCTCTGTAACTGAACACTGGGCTACGCCGCAAGAGCTGCTGAATGAGCTGCACGAGGAGTTCGCATTCGACTTGGACCCTTGTCCGCTGTGCGGATCCGCAGACGGCTTACTGATTCCTTGGAAGCGGCGGCGTGTGTTCTGCAATCCACCGTATGGTCCAGGGATCCGTAAATGGTTGCTGCGCGGAACAGAGGCTGATGTAGCCGTGTTTCTGCTGCCAGCGCGAACGGATACCATCTGGTTTCATGAGATCGTGCTTCGCGGCGCGTCGGAGATTCGCTTCATTCGTGGACGTCTGAAGTTCGGAGACAACGCGGGCCGCGCTCCGTTTCCCAGCATGATCGTGATATTCAGGTGTGATACCCTTGTCCCAAATGCGCCGATGGTTTCTAGCTCTCCTCAAACGGCTCTACCTTCGCCTCTCTCCTCAAAAGCCTGAACCTCCGCTTTCTGCTCGTGAGCGTGCGATCGCTGAAGCCTACCTCCAGCTCGACGCCAAGCAACGCGAGCGACGTGAGGCCGGCGCGGAACTCATTGCTGAGATGGTTGAGGCTGTCCGGATGTCCGGCTCGGGACCGTGGAAGATTTCACCAGAAGTTGTCCAGCAGTCGAATCGGCTGATCGCATCGGCTCAGCAATCCATGGCGCAAGAGTCCGCGATGCCGTTGCGCGAAGCGTACCCGCAAATGTCCCAAGGCGCTTTTGGTGATATCGAGCTCGCACTTCAAAACGTGGACTGGATGCGCCAGATCAATCTCTCATGGCTCGAATTCACCAGGTGGGGAATCCAGCAGATCATTCTCATCTCGCGGTTGTACTACATCAAGAATCCAATCCTTAGAAGGCTGATCGACATTTCGGCAGCATACGTTTTCGGGCGCGGTGTCGAGATTTCATCGACCAACGATACTGCGAATGAGGTGCTGAAGCAGTTCGTGGAAGACAACCGGATGGTGTTGGGCCAGATCGGTTTGTCGAAGCTGGAAAAGGCGAAGTATTACGATGGGAACATCTTTTTCGCCTTCTTCCCGGACAAGATCAACACCGGCAAAGTCAAGCTGCGCACGATCGATGCAACGGAAATGCAGGAGATCATTTCGGACCCGGACGATTCCGACACTGAATGGTATTTCAAGCGTATCTGGTCTCAGAAGATTTGGAACGGTGACACCGGGACCTGGGACTTTGTGACTCAAACCAAATACTACCCGGCGCTGAACTACGAACCGACCGTGCGCCCGAAGACGTTCAACACCTACGAGATAGTTTGGGACGTTCCAATTCATCATCGCAAGTGCGGCGAAGTGGCTAAGTGGGTTTTCGGTTGTCCAATCATCTATCCGGCGATCGACTGGGCACGAGCTGCACGTAGGTTTCTTGAAGCCTGCATGACCGTCAGGCTTTCGCTCGCGACGATTGCGGCTACGTTGACCACCAAGGGCGGCCAGCAAGCCATGGAAGGCGCCAAGCAGCAACTGAGCACCACGGTTGGACCTTCGGCGGCAATCTGGGACACGAATCCAACTCCGGTGAATGCGGCGATCTTCGCGAGCGGACCGGGTACGACTTTGCAGGCGTTCAACACAAGAGGCGGGGGAGGTGATCCGGAAGACGTTCGGCAGTACAAGCTGATGTGTTGCATGGTTGTGGGAGTTCCGGAGACGTTTCTCGCGGATGTCTCGACAGGCAATCTGGCGACGGCTACGACGCTGGATCGGCCGACCGAACTGGTGTTTATGGAAAAGCAGGAAGCGTGGGTAGAGGATCTGACGATCATTGCGAAGTACGTGCTGACTGTATCGAGCGGCGCGGCGGGCGGCAAACTCAAAGAAGCGTTGGGCGGTGTCAAGGTTCGGATCGTGGAAGCGAAGCGACATCAGAACGAACGCGGGCAGTGGGTGTGGGAGAAATCAACCCCCCAACCTGGAACGGTCGAAGTCAAGGTAAGCTTTCCGTCAATTCGCGAGGGAGACATTCCGGCACTGATTCAAGCAACCGTGCTTTCGATGACACTGGGTGACAAGGGCGGCCAAGTAGTCGGGATTGACGAAAAGGTTGGTGTGCGACGGCTCTACGAATTGAACGGGATCGAGAACGGCGACGAGGTAACCGAGGAACAATATCCGGATGATGAGTACGATCCGGACAGAACCAAGGAACCGTTGCCGGCGCCGATCATGCCGTTGCTTCCTTCGCCTGGTGGCGTGCCTCAAGCGCCTGGTGGGAGTGCGATACCTCCGGGAGCCCCAAACAGCACGGTTCAACCGCCCGCGGCGCCGCCTGGCCAGCAACCGCGGCCTACGACTAAGGAAGCGTTCAGCAAGCTAAGGGGCGCGCTGGAAGCTTATGAGACGGTGAACGGGAGGTAATATGGCCTTCACGAGTGATGTAGTATGGGAAGTTCGGACGACAGGCGCAAACACCAACGGCGGCGGCTTCGCCTCTGTCTCTGGAATCCCCGGCACGGATTACTCTCAGCAAACCAGCCCGCAGATTTCCTATACCGATATGGTAATCGGGGCGACCACGACGCAGTTCACCAGCGTTGCGAATGCTCCAACGTCCGCAATTGTTGGGAACATTATCAACGTGGTGAGCGGAACAGGATTCACGGTTCAGCGGGTCCAGGTCCTCTCAGTTGCAGCAGGCGTGGCGACTTGCGATAAATCTCTCGGAACAACGGCGAGCACCGGTGGCCATGGAAACCTTGGGGGGGCCGCAGCGATCAGCGTACCGTTCGGGCTGGCGGTGGCTGGAAACACTATTTGGATTAAAGCCACGGCTACCTATTCCATCACTTCCCAAATCGGGACTTCTAATGTAGGATCTTCTGGGTTGCCCATTACGGTCATAGGCTACAATGCCACGCGCGGCGACAACGGCCAAGTAACTGTGCTAGCAACGGCGTCAATGGCTTACTGTATCGTGGTAAGCCAATATAACTGGCGAATGTATAATGTCGTTGCTAACGCAAACAACCAGGCTACAACCGGCTGTTTCTCAGCCAGCAATAGTTTCATTACTTTCCAGAACTGCGTGGGGCAGAACTTCACCGAGCAAGCGTTTTCTATTTCGGGTACCTACTGTAATGTTACTAGTTGCTGGGGAACAGGGGGGACCTCCGCAGCAACGGCGGCATTTAGTACGTCAAGTTCATGCGCTTTCGACTCATGTGTCGCTACAGCGAATGCGTGTACTGGCTTCCTGGATTCGAGTGTGAGTATCGGGACCTACAACTTTTGTATTTCGGCGAACAACACCGGCAGCTCTTCGGATGGTTTTCAGTCCACGCAAACTGGAAATAGCGCATCACAGTTCAACCATTGCCTATCATACGGAAACGGAAGAGATGGGTTACGGTTCACTGGTGCGACCGGCCCTAGTTCGGCGATTGTCCGCAATTGCATCTTCGTGGAAAATGCTGGTTTCGGGGTCAATTCTACCTCAACGAGCTGGATAGTGGGGCCGACAGCCACGCAGTCGTACTTGCTTACAATGAGTTACAACTTTTATTTCGGCAACACCAGCGGAGCTTACAACAATCTGCCTGCTGGGCCGAACGACATAACCGGTACAGGCGATCCTACGGTAGCCGGAGCAAGCGGGAATTTCATGTTAAACAATACCCAAGGCGCCGGCGCGGCGTGTCGGGCGGCTGGATTCCCAGGCGCGCTGCAATCTGGCGGCACAGGGTATCTGGACATTGGGGCGCTTCAGCACCAGGATTCACCGGCTGTCATTGCTCCCGTCTACAACATGGTCGAGACGCGCTATCAGTAATCGTGTACACTAACCCCAAGGAGATTTCATGCCACGGACTTACGAAGTAACTTTTGAGAACGTCACCGTTTCGGCGGCTCAGGATCTTGTTTCAGCAAAAGGAGGGGCCGCGCGCACGGTGAAGGTAAAACGAATGCGTGTGGGCGCCACCAACACATCGATTCCTACCGCACAGATGCTCCAGATTCGAGCTTCTATCGCAAGTGCCACGCTTACCGCTGGAAGTGGTGGTACGGCACCGACGCCGCGGCCTGTGGACCTTGGCGACGCCGCAGCTACCTTCACGGCTCGGGCTAACGATACCTCGAAGGCGACCACAACCGGTGCTTTCACCATCGTTGAGGAGACCGGCTGCCATATCTACGCCGGATACGATTTCAGTTACCCCCAAGGTCGCGAGCCGGTCTTTGGGCTGAATGAGGGCTTCGTATTCGAGTTGCTGTCAACTGTATCGGGGACGTGTGCGTTTTCGGGCGGTGTGACGTTCGAAGAAACTGGCGGCTAATCGGTAGCCGGTTAGGTCCCTCGTGATCGTCCGGTATACTCTTGTCGTAATCGAAGCGCTCGGGCGTGTCAGCAATCTTGGCTGGCTTCCGAGCGTTGCTCCGCCTGTCGTTGATCAACTCGCGTGGCATAGAGTTTCGTCGGCGCAGGCCGAGCAACCGATAGAGCAGGGCGGACGATCATCTTCAGCCGCGTACATCTTCGCGGCTTCCAATCTTGGCAGCGATCAGCTTCCATGGCGCGGTGGACTCCAGCGGGGAATAGAGTACACCTTCCAGGACGGTGGGCAGCGCGCTAAGTGGCCGGCAGACATTTCCTACCTTGGGGCTGATCAGCTTGCCTGGCGCGCAATTCAGCGCAGCGTCCAATATCAGTTTGACGAAGCCGGCAGAACACCGAAGTGGATACCGGACGCTTCGAGTCTCGGGCAAGATCAACTCACTTGGCGCCGGATCAGTCGAAACATCGACTATGCTTTCGATGAAGCCGGTCGAAAGACGCAGTGGATTCCGCCAGCGTCGAATCTGGAATTCGATCAGCTTCCCTGGCGATCGCTGCAACGCTCAATCGATTACCAGTATCAGGAAGGCGGACTGGCGAAGCCCAACGTTTCGTTCTGGGTAACGCAGGCTCCGGTAATCGATAATCTCGCATGGCAGAAGGTCAAGCGGAATATCGATTACAGCTTCGATGAGGCCGGAAGAACCACACGGTGGATACCGGACGGTTCAAACGTCGGCTTGGATCAAATCCCGTGGCGCGGGCTGAATCGTGGCATTGAATATCAGTTCGATGAAGGCGGTCGCGTCAAAGCGAATGTTTCTCCGTGGGTTACCCAAGCTCCTGTCATAGACAATCTTGCGTGGCAGAAAGTCAAGCGAAACGTAGAGTACATCTTTGACGAAGCTGGGCGAACCGCTCGGTGGATTCCGACCGCTTCGAATCTGAACTATGACCAGATTCCCTGGCGCGGGCTGAATCGAACGATCGCCTATAGTTTTGACGAAGCTGGGCTGCTAAAAACCTCTGGCTGGATTTATCCATTCCAGCCACCACCAGCCGAAGAACTGATGTGGCGGCGCATCAAGCGGGATATAGAATACACCTTTGATGAAGCCGGCCGAGTAAAACAGAACGTTGCTCCGTGGGTCACGCAAGCGCCAGTGATTGACAATCTGGCTTGGCAGCGGCTCAAGAGAAACATCGAGTACTTATTTGATGAAGCTGGCCTGGCGAAAACGCCGGGCGCAATTTTTGCGGCTACTGTCGTACAGCCGGATCAGCTCGCATGGCGCGGATTGCGACGCTCGATCGAGTACACCTTCGAGGAAGGCTCGAAGTTCGGTCGCTGGATTCCCGACGCTTCGCACCTAGCAAGTGACCAGTTGCAGTGGCGCGCGATTCAACGTGCGATCGCGTACAGCTTTGATGAAGGTGGGTTAGCAAAGACCGCGGGCTGGATGTTTGCGCCCGTCGTCACGGACCATCTGGGCTGGCGATCACTTCACCGTAGCGTTGACTATCGATGGGACGAAGCGGGGCTGACGCGAAACCTCGGCTACCTGTTCACTGTCCAAGCTCCGGTTATTGATGATCTGGCGTGGCAGAAGCTTGCGCGCGCAGTGCAATATTGCTTTGACGAGGGCGGCCGGCTGCCAAACTCTGGGTTCATTTTCACGGTGCAGGTTCCACCACCGTTGCCTATCGTGCGGCCGGTTGGCTTCGCGGTTAGCGCTAGCCCCACAGGAAGCGCCGTTCCGGCTATGCCTGGTGGCCTTGCTACATCGGGTGGTCCGGAGGGTATAGTAAGCTAATGTCGCTCAGCTTGTCGATGGTTCAGAACAAGACCGGAGTTTTCTTTCTGAGTGTCTTTCAATCGGATGGAGTGACACCGCAGACACTGGTCGGTTCCGTTCTGTGGTTTCATGCTGCAATACCAGGCGGCGGATGGTCAGTCAACAAGAGCTCTCCGAGTTCGGGAATCACGATAAACAACAGTGCGGGCGGCCAAAATTGCGCAACGCTTCAGATCGAGCCCAGCGATACTGCGAACCTGGCAGCTATCGGAACGTCAGGCGTTATCGCGTTGCCTTGCGAGCTGACGCTCCAGAACGGCTCGGAGGCTTACGAACTTGCCAGCGGAAGTTTACAGGTGTCGGCCAACGTTGGAACGCCGTAATGCTACAAACCTTCGATGAAGATTCGGAACTGTGCTGTAATCACGCGCTCACTGAAGCTGCTGAGGCGAACCCGGAGCTAAAGAGTTTTGAGTGTCCAGAATGCGGAATGGTGTGGAAGCCGAAGATTTACAGCGGAGCGGTGAAGCACTGGAGCCAGTACCCCACCATCGAGATGCTGAGACTTTAGTACTTGCGCAACTACGCGGGACACGGTAGCATCGGACGTGCCGAAATATTATTTGCTTCGTCATGCGGCCTGCACGCCAGGGCCACGCATGGACCCGAATCGCACGCTAACCGATTTAGGAAAGCAGCAGTGCAAGGCAATCCGAAAGTACCTGAAAGACCTCGGACTGGAGTTTGATTTCACGTTCAGTAGCGATTTTGAACGGGCTGTCGATACGGTTGTCGGAGTCACCGCAGAAGAGCCGGACTACGAATTTGAGGAGTTGCAACCGGACGGTAACCCAGGCGATGCATGGCGGCGGATTGTGCGCACTATCGGAGTGGACGAAGACCCAGAGCATCCCTACCGCGTGCTGATCGTGACCCACGATCCGCTCATCATGCCAATGCTCGCGGCTATCTGTTTCGGCTTCGATGCCGGGCACAACCTTTTCTCGCACGGCTCGATGGCAATGGTGAATACCGACCATTTGGAGATGATCGAAGGCGACCAGGCGCTAACCGGCTTTCGCTGGTTCGTTACTCCCAAGTTGGCCATGCAGCTCAGGGAAGGCGCGGCCGAGGAAGCGGTAGCGGCCGGCGCCATCGAGCTAACTGAGAACTTGCGGCGCGCATCCAGAGCAAGGGTGATTGATCCGCTGGTGAGGTCGCTTCGCAAATCGGTAGCCGGGCGCTTTCGTAAACAGGCAAAGGCGATTAAGGCGGCTGGCCTCGATAACTGGCGATCGGCGCTTCATATTCGAGATGCGAACCTTTCACGGATGTACGCCGCGGTGATGGCTACAGCCTACGATAGCGGCGCGGCGCTGGCCCAGGCGCAACTGCCGAAACCTCGGGAAGCGAAAGCTAAGCCAACGTTGCCGACGCTTCCTGGAGTCGCCAGAACGGTCACGGACCTCGAAGACGAGCTGGACGATACGACTCAGAAGCAATTGGGCGACACGATCAGCAAATCCTATACCGGCGATCTGACCCATGCCGCGGTTCTCGGACTTGTCGCTGCGCAATTCAAGGAATGGGCTGGCGATCGCAGCGACACCGTGGCGCTCAACGAAGTCTCGGAAGCTTACCACGGCGGCGCCGCGGACTTCGTGAACGACTGGCGCGGCGGAAACGGGCCGGTATTGAAGACCTGGGAGACCGAAGACGATCCTTGCGACGATTGCCAAGCAAACGCCGACATGGAGGCGATTGACTCGGAAGCTCCGTTTGATTCTGGAGACGACGAACCCCCTGCGCATCCTAACTGCAGGTGCTCGATCAGCTATGAGCCGGATCCGGATTTCTCAGGCGGCGGCGAGTAGGTTTCACGTGGAACATCCAGTTTCAGGTCTTTGACCACTTCTGCGGCGGTGTAGCCGTTCATCTCCCCTAAGCCGATTCCTCGGAATACCTCGATAGCTGTTTTCCTCAAAGCTTCCACACCCTGTTGAAATAGCCGTTTCTCCTGCATTCCGCGTGTTCTTCGAAGCGTTTCGCGGCGTTGACGGAAGTAGGCGGCGCGACTCCTGGTCAGTGGCATCCCTCAGATTGTAGCGCAACAAAGCTTGTACGCAAGGGGTAGCGTGTCGCAAGATGATGAAAACGTGCAACTGGGAACTGTAGCCGATATTACCCCTGGCGGAGTCGCTACCGCGCTAGGTGCTGAGGGCATCAAAGCCACCTGGATAACAATCGTCGCGAATGGTACAAGCATTCGGGTAGGCGATAAAAACGTTGGCTCTGCGCGTGGCATCGTGGTTCCGACCGGCACCTCAGTAACTCTGCCGCGCGGCGCCTTCGACCAGCAAGGCTACTACCTTGATCAGGTCTTCGTGTACGGAACTTCGAGCGACAAAGTGAGCGTGACCTATGGAGTCTAAAGCCCTCTTTGCGATGCTGCTCAGTGAGCAGGCTGTCGAATTGTCCAACACCGATATCTGCAAAGCGCTGGCAGATGAACTTGACGACATGGGGCTCGGGGACTGCTGCTACGTTTGCGACGTCTACGGGGACGATGAATCTGGCGACGTGGTTTATTACTGCGATGGCCAGTACTACAAAGCTCCCTATGAACTCGGCATGGTCAACGATAAGCGGACCACCGCAATCGATGACAGCCAAGCGCTGAACGTGATTCCGCGGACCACTTACGACGAGGAAGCCGACGAGACCGATCACTATGTCGGGATGTCCGACACCGACGCGGCCGAAGCGAAAAAGATGACAGCGGAAGCACGGCGCATGTTGTTCAGTGAACGGTTCATCGGCAAGTCGGAACGCGATGCTGCTGACTCCAGCGACTTCGCCGGCAAAGGCAAGAGCTTCCCGATCCTGAAACCAGGCGACATCATGGCGGCGGTTCGCTCGATGGGCCGGGCCGGAAGCGGCAACAAGTCAACGGACAGTCTGAAAGCTTCGATCATTCGAATTGCGAAGAAAAAGGGCTGGACGAGTTCTCTGCCAAAGGCTTGGCAGGATGGAGCCGATCCCAAGGAAGCCGCTACCGCGAATGACGGCAGTCCGCTGAGGCTGATAGAATCGGCTGCCGACTTTCTGGACGAACTGAAACTTCGAGAGGCGCGCGTTGACTATCCCATTAAACTGATTTCGCCTGGCACGGGATCGATGGCGCATTATCCGGCCAAAGTGCTGGAGCGTGACGGGCCGAAGGTCTTCAAAGCTGGAACGCTGATGTTCTGGAATCACCCCACCGACGCCGAAGACAGAGCGCGTCCCGAAGGCGATCTCAATAACCTGGCGGCGATCACTACCAGCGAAGCACGGTGGGATGCGAACGGCGTCAAGGGACCGGGGCTTTACGCTAACGCGAAAGTCATGGCCGATTACGCTCAACGGATCGAAGAGCGCGCGCCACACATCGGGCTTTCGATTCGAGCTGGCGGCACTGGCACCGGGCGAATGGTCGAAGGCAAGCCCGAACTGAAGAGCATCGATTATGCGGAGTCGGTTGACTACGTGACACGCGCTGGACGCGGTGGAATTGCGCTAGCAGAAGCGGCGCGGGATGCAATGATTTTGACCGAAGCGGCGCATAGCGCCAATCTCAACGAAGGGGGCGATATGACGCCTGAAGAAATCACAAAGCTTGTGGAGAGCGCAGTCACAAAGGCCGTCACCGCGGCTGTAGCGGCTGTGCAAACTCCGGTTGTCTCGCTCACCGAGCGAGCATTGCGCGGAGATGCGCGGGAGGAAGCAACCAAGCTTCTCGAATCCGTCACGCTCCCCGAACAGTCCAAGCGCAAAGTTATCGACACCGTGTTGCGCGAAGCGCTTCCGTTAAAAGACGGCGCGCTGGACGTGGCGAAGTTCACCGAACGGCTGAATGCTGAGGCGAAATCTGAGGGTCAGTATGTCGCTGAGCTTACCGGCTCGGGACGCATCACTGGTTTGGGCGGCGCTCCGGTTGTGCAGATGACCGAAGCCGATCAGAAGGCCGCACGGAAAGCCGACAAGCGAGCCTTCAAGGAATCGGTCGGCGTTTTCGAAGAGCTGATGGGCAACAAAGAGGCCGCGAAATTCGCGGTAGCTGGGAGGGCTTCCTAAATGAAGAACCAAGTATTCACCGGAACCCCGACCAGCCGGCGCTTTGCGCTTTGCCCAGTGGGTATCTTGGCTGGCCAACCCGTACTGCTCGGCAAGATCCCGGCAGTGGCGTTGGACAATTACCAGGCCAACACCGGAGGCACCACGTTTCTGCTGAACGGCAGCTTCAACCTGACCGTGGTAGGAGCGACGGTGTTGTCTCCGCAAACTGGCCACCAGATCAATCCTGGTGACAAGGTCTACGCGGACGGCGGAACAACCGATGGCCCAACGAACGTGACTTACGGTTTCACGCTCGACGCTGCCAGCGGCGGCGCGTTCTTCGGAAATCTTGATCCGAGCGCGCCTGCAGTAACCAGCGGTACGACTTCCACCACAGCGGTAGTCGAGATTGTGACGGGAGGCTAACACCAATGTCGAAAATGACAATGATTGCAAGCGAAGCTGGGCGCGGGTTCGATAGCTCTAGCGTCCTGGCTGGGCCGGTAGCTGACGACAAGTCCATGCAGGGCTTCGCGGCAGCACGGCGCAATGCCGGGCCGGGACATGACCGGCGAGTTCTCGAAGCGGCTCGGCTTTATGCCGATGCTCTCGCTGGGCGAATCGATCCGATCTTCATCAAGGAAGCGATTCAACCACGGAATGAAGTTTTCGTTCGTCACCTGATGGAAAAGTATCCGGGCATCTACGGAGATCCGGGCGGGCGTCAACTGGGATTGCGCGAAACGATGTCGGTAACCGATTACCAGCCGCTCTATGTGGACGTGCTGGATCGGATGTACTATGGCTTCTACAACGCCTATCCGATCGTCAACAAATCGCTGGTCTCGATCCGCACGCTTCGAGACTTCCGTTTGGTCTCGCGTTACCTGCTCGACGGTGCGGTGACTCCCTACACAGCTATGGATGCCGCGGCACCGCCTCCGCAGAAAGCCCTGTTCGGGCCGGCTCCGCAAGATGGAGCCGTGCCAGCGACCGCGGCTACTTCGACGGCGCCGATTCAGTATCAGCCGTTGCTTTATCAGTCGATGACCTCTGTGAACTGGCGCGCATTCGTCAATGACGATCTCGGGATCTTCAAGGATCTCTCGAATCGTCTTGCGATCCAGGGCAACCGCGGTATCTCGAAGTTCATCACCGGCTTCTACGTTGACGCCAACGGGCCAAACGCCACGCTGTACAACAGCGGCTACGGCAATCTGATTAACTTGGCCAACGGCGCGTCGTCCGACAATCCTCCGCTCTCCATTCAGGGTTTGCAGGATGCTTGCGCGATCTTGGCAGGAATGCGCGACTCGACAGGTGACCCGATCCTGATCACTGGCACGATGACTCTGTGGTACGGGCCGGCCTATTACGCCACCGCAATGAACTTGATGAAGATGCTGGAAGTCACGGTATCAGTCCAGGGCGGTACGCAAGCCGGCGCGACTGGCTTCCCGGCACAGGCCGTGAAAGTCGGAAACTGGATTGTCCAAAACCTGCAATTGGTTATGGATCCTTACATCCCGATCGTCTGCACCGCTTCCGGTGTCCAGCACAAAATGTGGGGCATCACCATCAATCCGGATTCGCAGGCACGTCCAGCTACTGAAGTTGGATTCTTGCAAGGGTTCGAGACCCCGCAAATCTTCCAGAAGGTTCCGAACACCATGCGAATGGGCGGCGGCGTAGACCCGATGATGGGCGATTTCTATTCCATGGATCAGGACATGAAAATTGTCGGAGTCATGGGTGGCACCAACATTGACGGCCGCACAACCGTCGCGAGCTTCGGTCAGTAACGAGTTGCTATGTGGAACGCGCTCGGTAATCCCTGGGGAGGTGGCGGGCGCGTTCTGCTGGCTTTAGGTTTCCTGATGTTCACTTACAACAATTGCGACGGCACGAACAACACGATAGACTTCGTGCGGTTGCTGATCTCGGACACCCAGGATGTGAATCACATCTTCGAGGATTCTGAAATCACCGGCGCTTACCAGATCCAAGGGGCGCAATTTCAATCAGCTCAGTTCTATAGCCCGCCGATGGGGCAAAACATTCCGACCAGCCCGGTATCGTACCTCCGGGTGTCGGCGTTGCTCTTGGATTCGCTCGCGGCCAACAAAGCGCGGCTCGCTTCGATCAAGCAACTGCTGGATGTCAAGCTCGACAGTTCGGACGCTTCGATTCAGCTCCGTGCAACGGCGTGCGAGTACCGGGATGTTGAGGACAATTCCGGCGCGTTCATGATTATTGAACAGGTTAACGATGAGTGGTCATTCCGTGACCGTTTCTGGAAGCAGGTTCAGCGACAGAGCGGAGGGATGATCGCGTGAACCAGTCGTTACTGTACGAGGTCAACGCTGTGATGCCGGCCGCGGTAGTGACCGGGCTGTTTCCATCACTCTGCACGTTCCAGGATCGAGCCGGCGCCGCTACTCCGGTGTTGGACCCGCTGGGTCAAGTGGACTTGGCAAATGCGGACTACGAGAACGTAGCGGGCTTGGTGGCTATTCCCTGCTTAATCGCGGCCGTGTCACAACTGAAGCCACTACTCGAAGGGGGCCGGACGCAGGAGTACAACTTCGAAGCTCCACAGCGGCACATTCTGCTGAACGATTGGTATCCGCAAGTTCTTCAGCGCTACCTGGCAATCGTGGATGGCGTGACGTACTCGATCACGCCTGGCGGCGTGGAGTCGGATTCGCAGCAGCAGCAGACCAGGTTGACTGTTAGGTTGTACCAGCTATGAACATCACGGTTGCTATCACCGGGCTCGATGCTCTCTCGTTGCGAGTGCAGTACATGAAGACCGCGGCGCAGACCGGGCTGAAGTTGGGAGTATCGGAAGCTGCTGGACTGATCGAGCAGGAAGCGAAAGCGATTGTGCCGGTTGAGACAGGAAATCTTCAAGATGCAATCCACACCGAAAACACGATCGACGAACCGGAGACGCAAGAACAGACCGTCACTCCAGCGTACGATGCGGATAACAAGTGGGGTTTCGATCCGGCGTATGCAAGGCGCATTGAGTTTGGATTCGTAGGTCCGGACAGTTTAGGGCGAGTATTTCATCAGGCAGCTCAGCCGTACATGAGGCCTGCGTACGAGACACAGAAACAGCCGGCAATTGATGCGATAAAGAACGGCATTTTACAGGAACTCGATGCGGTTGTAGGAGGCCAGTGAGTGTTTCAGTCGAACAGCAATTACGTGCGGGTCTTCTGGCTCAGTCTGGTGTCACTGATATTATTGGCGATAATCTTTTTCTCGTCCAGCTTCCTCAGAACCCAACCTACCCGAGCGCAGCGTATCAGCGAATCGCGACCGTGCCTCTTTACACCCAGGAGAACACAAACCAGGGAACTGTCGGGTATGTGCGGTTTCAGATCACCGGTTTCTTTCAAGGCGCAAACTCGGGACAGCAGAGTGAAGCGTTCGCTCAAGCCGTCACAGCAGCCTTGCAGACTTTCAATTGCGGCCAGTTCGTGCAATCGCCTCCACTTCTCGGCACGCCTCCGAACTACGTGCTTGGCAGACGAATGCTGGTTCAGCCGCAAACCCAGCCACCCATTTTCATGTGCGTCATTGACGCAAAGCTTTGGTACAACGATGCGAATTAACAAGGAGACCCCATGCCTGATGCAGGTTTGTTAGCAGTTCCGTCAAAAGGAACGCAGATTTTCTACGGTTCCACATCGAGCCCGCCAATCTATACTGTGATTTCACGGCAAGGCTCGATCACCGGACCTGGGATGACCGTGAAGACCCAAGACGTCACCGCTCAGGATTCCGGGAGCCCGTGGCGTCAGTACGTCCCCACGTTGCTCGACGGCGGAAATATCACGTTCAAGATGTTCTTCATTCCGGGTGATGTTGGGCAGAATGCTTTCCTGGCCCTGTTCACCGGGCGCGGATTAAACGACACGCCTGGTTTGCCCATTCCATTCAAGCTGCTGTTCGCGGATCCGGATGCCACCATCTGGACATTCAACGGTTTCGTGACAACCTTCAAGATCACTGCGACTGTTGACGGCGTTACTGAGGCCGACTCCACGATAATGGTTACCGGCGCGCCCACGTTCCCAGTTGCCGCAGGTTGATGTAGGATAGAGATAGATCCTCCAGTGTCAGACGAAGGCGCGGGGATCGGGTGCAGGGACAGCATCCGGTTCCCGCGTTCTTGCTTTGTGGTATGATTTCCGCAATATGGAAATCGATCCTGTTACGTATCCCACAGCGAAACTCGGCGACGAAAAAGTTGAGCTGAAATTTCGGATGTACGACATCATCCACCTCTACAAGGAGTACAAAATCAACATCTTCGAACCACAGAACCTTAAGGGCATCGAGGCCTTTGAGCGCGTGGCAACGATGGTCGAAGCGGCCACGGCGTACCATTGGAGCAAGAACGCCGAGGAGATTTCGAAATTGATCGACTTCGCCGACTTCGCGGCGATTTGCGGAGCGCTCCAGGAGGCTCAAAAAAAAGTCTCTCCGGAGAGCGCGAAGTTTCTGGCCGAAATAGCGGCGCGCAAGGCGGATCCGGAAGCAACAATCAACTAGCTCCAGAGGCGCTATGGCTAAGACAGATGGCGGCAGCCGAGTTTATCGGCATTCCCGTCTGTCGATTCCTCCAGATGACACCGTACTACTGGAGCATGGTGTGGGATATGTACCTCGACTCAGAGGAGCGAAGTGATCGGCGCACAGGCTTGCTCTATAATCTGTATTACAACAGCCACGTTAAAAAGCATGAGCAGAAAACGCTCGACAATCAGTTTCCGTCCAGGCATGTTGCTCGTGTGTCGGCCTCAAGCGGAAAGGCGTTGATTGATCCTCAGGCCCAAATAGACATGGTGAGACAGTTTACAGCGGCGTACGAGGCTCTCAGTGGCTGATCTCGATAATCTCGTAGTCACGGTAGGCGGGGACATCTCCGATCTCCAAGCCGCGTTTGATCAAATCCCCGAAGCTGCACAGGCGGCTGCTGCTGCCGTTCAAGATGCGTTTGCCGGGCAAACGGATCTGTTTGCGGACGTCGGCACGCAAGCTCAGGAGGCATTCGCCGCGGTTCCAGAAGCCGCGCAGGCGGCTGCTGCTGCCGTTCAAGATGCGTTTGCCGGGCAAACGGATCTGTTTGCGGACGTCGGCACGCAAGCTCAGGAGGCATTCGCCGCGGTTCCAGAAGCCGCGCAGGCGGCTGCTGCTGCCGTTCAAGATGCGTTTGCCGGGCAAACGGATCTATTTGCCGCGGTTCCGGAGGCTGCGGAGACGGCGGCGGCGGAAGTTGCGGATGCATTCGCTGGGCAGGCGGATCTCTTCACCGGGATTGACGAGCAAGCTCAGCAAGCCTTTGACACTATCCCGGCAGCTGCGGAGACGGCGGCGGCGGAAGTTGCGGATGCATTCGCTGGGCAGGCGGATCTCTTCACCGGGATTGACGAGCAAGCTCAGCAAGCCTTTGACACTATCCCGGCAGCTGCGGAGACGGCGGCGGCGGAAGTTGCGGATGCATTCGCTGGGCAGGCGGATCTCTTCACCGGGATTGACGAGCAAGCCCAACAAGCCTTTGCTGAAATCCCCACAGCTGCTGAGACTGCCGCGCAAGCCACAGATGCTGCATTCGCTGGCGTTGGCGAAGGGATAGCGCAATCGTTCCAGCCAATCAGTGGGGCAGTCTCGGACATACAGGAACTCGTTGCACCGTTGACGGAGGTCACAACAGAAGCCGGGGCCGCGGCGGGCGCGGCGGTCAGTGCCGGCTCGGATATCGCGAGTCTCGGCGAACACTCCAGTACCGCGGCCGCTGGTGTAGGCGAAGTCCCCCCAGCGTTGAACGCGGTAGGGGGAGCCGCGAATGAGGCAGAGAGCGGACTTGCTGGCACAGTTGAGCAACTGATTGCACTTGGAGAAGCGCTAGTTGTCACCGAAGCGCTCAAAGAGTTTGCCGGGGAAGCGCTCACCGTTTACGGCAACGTTGAGCAAGCGGTGATTTCGCTCACTGCTTTGACGGGGAGCGCCGAAGCGGCCGACACAATGATTGAGACGCTAAAGGGCTTCGCGATCTCGGACGCGCTTTCCTTCGAGCCGTTGGTAAGTGCTGCGCAGAGGATGACTGCGCTTGGTTTCTCTGCCGGCCAGGTGAACACGGCTCTTCAGACAGCAGCCGATACGGCGGCCGCCACGGGCGGCGACTTTGGCCAAGTTGCGAGTGCCATTACACGCATGGCGTTGTCAGGAACCGCCGGCGCGCGACAGCTCGGAACACTCGGAATTTCGGCTAACTCACTGGCCGGTATTATGGGCACTACGGCTGCTCAGGTGACGACAGCGTTCAAAGCGCTGGATCAGACGGCGCGGCTAGATGTTCTTGAAAGTGCGCTGACGAAGTTTGGTGGAATTGCTGGGCAAGTAGCGGAGGGAATCCTCGGGCAGTGGCAGAACTTTAAAACACAGTTTGAATTTGTGATGGAGTCGATAGGCTCCGCGTTTGCTCCCGTTGCTGAAGACTTCATGGCCTTCGTCAACAGCAGTATTATACCGTTTATCCAGGGCCTCGTTGGTGCGTTCAATAATCTGCCTGGGCCGGTAAAAGATGTTGTCATAGCCATCACTGCGCTCGGTGCAATCGTTCCGATTGTCACCGGCGCGCTCTCGGCGCTTTCGAAGATTTTGGGGGCCATCGAAGCAATAAGCCTGGTAGAGTGGGGAACTGCCGTAGTCGGAGCAGTTGGGAACGTCGCTTTTGCTGTCAGTGAGGGACTAGTAGGTGCATTGACTGCTGGCGAGATGGCATTGTATGGCCTTGGGGCTGCTGCAGTTGTAGCGGCCGCTGGCTTCGCCGGCTGGAAGCTGGGCGCGTGGTTAGACCAGAACAGCTCATCTTTCCATAACTTCTCCTCTGCTTGGTCAGAGTGGCTTGCGATCGCATATCCGGGACTTGGCAAACTCGAAGATGCGTTCAACGGGACAACAGCCGACGCAAAGACTTTCAACGATCAGACTATACAACTGGCTGCCGAACTCCAAAAGTTGGGGGTCACGGTTGCGCAGGGGCCTTACGTGTCTATCTATGCTTTCCGCGATGCTGTCGATGCGGCGTACGCAGCGATGGTTGCGGCAAAAGGGCCCATTGATACCTATACTAGCGATCAACAGAAATTATTCGATGCAATCAACACCACTCAGGGGGCATTTGGTCAGCAAAAGACAGCTCTCGGAGATGCTAAAATCGCCCTCGAAGCTGCGAAGCTTGCGCTCGATACCGGCACGGGCTCGCTGGGATCTTACAAGGCAGCGCTAACGGCTGTCGATACAGCCCAGAAGGCTCTCAATCCCAACTACGTTACTGCCAAGGAGTACACAACCGACCTGACCGGCGCGAACAAGGATCTCGCCTCAGCGCTAACCTTACTCGACTCCTTGATGACGTCGAGTGTGCCGAAAGCGAATGATTTAGCCACAGCCCAGAACAATGTAAAGACTGCGGAAGCCAATTCCGAACAAACCAAACTCGCTCTATTGCAGGCGATCAACAATGTCGCATCAGCGGAGGCGCTAGGCGCAGGAGGTGCGAATACACTGAAGGCTGCGCAAGATGCACTGAAAACAGCAGAGACAAATGCGAAAAGCGCAAAGACTGAACTTTCGACAGCGACCAAAGACCTCACGCAAGCTCAGAAGGATGCCGCGGCCGTAACCAAGGAAGCGCAGACCGCGGCAAACGACTACGCCACGTATTTGCAGACGAACGCAAAGTCGGCGCTCAATGGGTATGCCACGGATCTCGGGACAGTAACAGGGGCGCAGAAAACCTACGATGCGGCCATGGCCAACGAGCAAGATCTGCTCGGGCAACTTAATGCGTTGACCTTGGCTGGTCAGCAGAACAGCAGCGATTTCAAGACAGTCCAACTTGCGCTGGCTGACGCTCATCAGCAAGTGGCGACAGACTTGAAGGCGCTGAACAGCGTGACGACGGACTACAACACGACCAACAAAACTCTGGCGTCCGCACAGAAGGATATTCTCAGTTCTCAGCAGCAGTTGGATGCGATCTATACGGCAACGTCAATTCCGAACGTAAAGGATTTGACGGGCCAGCTTCAGAACCTTCGAGATGTGAAGACGCAGGTCACCGCAGACACGAATGCACAGAATGATGCTGAGACGGCTTTGCAGACCACGATCGATGATTACGTGATGGGACTAGTCCCACTGTCGGCCGTAACGCAAGCGCAGAACGATCTCGACAAGGCCAAGACACAAACCACCGGCGATAACAAGGACCTGAAACAAACGGAAACGGATCTGCAAAGAGCCTTCGGCCTGACGCAGCAGGCGATGCAGGACATTCAGAATCCCGAAACCACGATGACGCAGAATACCCAAAACGCAAACGCGGCATTCGGTGCTCTTGGGATTCAATCGGCGGCTTCTCTTCAAACTTTGGCCGACAAGGCTACCACGGCGTTCAATACGATCACTGCGTCTGGCACCGCTTCACCCGTCCAGATTCAGGACGCTCAGATTAAGATGCTTCAGGCGGTACAGGCCGCTTACATCGCAGAAGGAACGAATCTAAATTCTACTCAGCAAGCGACACTCACGGATCTGTTGAACAAGCAAACCGACTTCAATAATTCGATGGTCAATCAGTGGCACAATCTGTACGTCACGATCGAGGGCGATGTGAGTAGTTTGTCCAACCAACTGGTGACGGACCTATTCACTGGTAGCAATTCGTTTGGCAAAGATGCGATCGCGGGGCTCGAAAAAATCGCGGCTGCTTTCGTTTCGACGCTCATCAAGCCAATCACGGACGCAATCGGACAGTTTATCGCCGGCGCACTTACGAATTTATTGAATGGCATCAAGAGCATCGGCACTCAGATGTCGAGTACAGCGAGCAGCCCTGGCTTCGGCAGCTTCATGGGGCTATTCAATAGTGGCGGTGTTGGTGGTGCGCCCGCCGATGCGCTGAATGGTGTGAACGCACTCGGCGGTACTGATTTGTCGGCGGCTGGCGAAGGCATAGCGGGAGCTGGTTCAGGTATGGCCTCTGCCGCGGGAGCTGTCACTTCATCCGTAATGGGTGCTGTCGGGGCAATTGGCTCCGCCGTGGGCGCCATCTCGGGAATCATCGGAGACATCGAGACCGGGCGCTCAAACGACATTCTGTATTCGATCGAGCAGAACACCACCGCGACAGCGATTCTCATGGGTCAACAGATCCAACTCATGTGGCGCCTCGCAGCGGATTTGGAATTTGGCGAAACGGAAAAAAACAGCTTTATTATAGTGAGTCTGCTGACATCCTTGAACGAGTGGGGCCTCAAGGATTTGGACAACATTTCCGGCAACTCGACATATCAATTGCAGGCACTCAATGCCCTGCTAAAGAACGGTCTCGGCTCAAGTGGCAGCGCAAGCGCTGGCACAGCGGGAGGCACCGCAGAATATCTGCCTGGAACGGCGGCCATACCGGGTACACCGTACGAGGCCACTGTTCCGATTTCTTTCCCCGACATTGAGGCCGCGCTAAATAATTACTCGAAGATTCTCCAAGAGTACGTTGATGGACAGGCAACAGGACCACAGGTGCAACTTGCGCAGCAGCAGGTGCAGCTAAGTCAAAATCTGTACAACAAGCAGCAAGAGTACAACACCACCCTGGAAAAATACTTAGCCGATCCAACAGGGCCAGGGATGAGCGCAGCACTTGCGTTTGCAGCTTCGCAGTTGCAAGCGGCAGGAACCATGCAGGTAAGCGAGACCACGGCAGGAACGCCAGCGGGCCCTCCGGAGCTCGTTACTACCGTAGGAGAATTGGTCACCGCGAACACCGCGCTTGATAACATCAACACCACTTTGCAGTTCAATGTGGGCCTGAGCCCGTGGTTCCATACCGCATTTCAGAACATAAACAATGGCATCGTGGCGTGCGCTGGGTGGCTTCAAGGACTTGCAGGTATGCCCGGAGTTACCGGGTCGGCTACATCGGCTTCTACTTCTGCTCTTGCGTCAATTGCTGCCTATGTCGGCGCAAATTTCGCGAGCCTTGAGGCGTGGCTTTTGAAAGGGTTCGGAGAGTCTATGCCGTTCCCTGCCATTCCGGCGCCTATAGCGGTTCCTTCGGCGCTTGGCGGCGCGGCTGTAACGAGCGCTGGGTCTGGTGGCGTAGTCGTAAACAACACGGTGAACGTCAATGGCTCAGTGGTGGGGCAGGGCGGTATGACGCAGCTCACCCAGACCATCGGTGACGGCATGGTGGCGGCGCTGCGGCGTGGAGGTTTGAAGCTCGCGTGAGTCACGGAGTCATTCAACTTCTGATAGACGGCGTGGATCGTTCGGCTATTCGTCTTCTCGACGGCAACACCCAATGGACGACCGAAATGAACACGTCCTGGTCTGCGCAGTTTTACCTGATCGATAAAACAGGCGGAACTCTTCGGCCGCAATGTCTCCAGCAAGTTCAGATTTACCAGGATGGTGTTCTTCAGTTCGGCGGTTTCATTGATCAGATTCTTGAGGTCGCCTACGAGGGGCTGACCTGGGTACAATACCAGGTCCAGTGTCTTGGGTGGTCTTCGATGTGTGACCACCGGGTAATCGTTGCTCAGTACGACGCTGGGGACACCGCGGTCGATGTAATCAACGATATTGTAGCGAACGGACTTTCGGGCGAAGGCGTAACGATCAACTTCGGCGCCGTGGCTTTCGTTCTGATGCCGGAACCGCTGACGCTCAATCCTTCCACCGTCACCGACGCTTTCAACCAGATCATCAACCTGATTGGCGGCCAGTGGTGGATCGACTCGAACAAGGTCCTGAATTGGTCGGCGGTAGGCGAGGGCGCCTTTATGGCGGTCGGAATCTCCGATAACGATGGGAGTTGGCTGTCAGGGACCATGCAGGTCACCACTACCACCGCGGACTACCGAAACGATCAATATGTGGGGACTGGGGCGCCGATCGGAACGCAAAGTTCGTCCAACACCTTCATCGGCGATGGGCATCTATTCAGTTTCGTGGTGCAGTTTCCAATCAACGCGGCTCCGGTCATCACGGTCAACGGAGTAACGCAGACCATTTACCAGCTCGGGGTCGACGCTTTCGGGAAAGTCGGTTGGTATTGGTCGTCGGATTCTGCGGTGGTGCAGCAAGGGCAACAGATTCCGCCGACGAGCGGATCGGTGATTGTCGTCACGTACGATTCGTTCTCGGTTTCGTTCGTGGAAGTGAAGGACCCGGCCGCGATCGCGGCGGCTCAGGCGCTTCAGGGTGGCTCCGGGATTTGGTCTAACATCGATCAGCAGGCCGGAATCACCAGTGCGAGCGTGGCGACCACGTACGCTCAAGGCGAAGTGAATAACTATGCGTACATTGCGCAGAGCATTCAGTTCAACACCTATCGCGAGGACTTCGTGGTGGGGAAGCAAATCAATTTTGCGCTGAGCTTGCACAATCTGTTCGGGCCGTATACCGTCATGGAGATCCAAGCGACGGAAGTACCGGGGATCGTCTCGCAGATTCCTTTGGCACCGACTGCAACTGGAACGATGAGTTTCCAGGTGACGGTATCGAACCAGGTTGATACCGGCAACTATATGCGCTGGTTCCAGCTTTTGCTGGCCAAGGTGACGAGCCCAACACTGGCGGCAGCTTCGAGCGTTGGGAACTCGGTGTCGAACGGCAGTCCACCGACTACGCCGGCCGCGAGCGGGATCCAGTCCGAGTCCCACGTATGGGACCTAGGCGCGAGCGACCAGACAGGCGGTGGCGGAGGATTGGTGCTGACCGGGAGCTTCGCTGTGATCGCTGTCGGTCGGATAAACTTCATCAACTCGGGAAACCTTCAGCGGGTGGCCGTGCAAGCGCGTGTCGCTCCGGTTGGACAGAACCTGGTGCTAAAGATCACGCGTGCAACGGCGGCAGAGCAGACCGGGAGTCCGCCGTGCTTGACGGGAGACGACATCTTTCCGGTTCACTCGCCACAGGTAGATGCGGACAACCTGGTGCTGCTGGCCGGGCAATGTACGACGGCGCAGCAGACGGTCTTTGCCAGTTCGCCTTGGCCGATTGTGGGCATGGATACCTTTACCAACGGTTCGCCCCCGGTTGCGATCCTGCCGGATCTGTTTACCATCTGGGGGAAGTATACGCTTACCAGCATCGCGTCTCCACCTGTGACGGTGAATGCGCAAGACGTCATCATCACGCTGTTTGAGCAATTCTCATGAGCGACGTTTTCATTGGCTACGACGGTGGGCAGTACTTCATGCGGTACCTGTACAGCTACGGCGGAAACCTCTATAACCTGATGACGGATCTGAATAATTTTTCTGCGGCAACGCCGATCAGGATGTACAAGAGCACCAACGGAGGGACCACATGGGCTTCGTTATCGAGCACGCTTGCCGGCGAGGCTGGGTTTGCCGTTTCCGGACCCCCTGTGCTGATTGGAACCAAATTGTATTTGTACTACGCTTCCAACGCTCTCTCATCCTCAGCGCTCGCCTATTTCGATTTTACGACCGATACGTTCAACGCAGTTACGACAACTGGAAGCACAAACCAACTCGCCAACCCGTTCATGGCAGGCTCGGCCGCGTCCCAGTTCTACATTGCAGATCAAGAACATGGCGGAAACGGGATTCAGATTTCTCAGTACGCTTCTAACGTCTTTTCCGCAGTCGGGCAAGTGAACCCGGCTGGATCTAACACATTTTGCGTAACGGAGGCCCTATTTCTTGGGGCCAGCGGTATTACCCACATTCTCTATGTAACAGGGACATCCATTTTTGGGCCCGGAAATCTCGCGTATGGCAATATTGTGAGCGGAGTAGTGTCATCAGGAACAGCAGTCTATGCTGGATTTTTGGACAACTACTCAGATTTCGGCAACACTCATACAGGGGGTGCCTTGCAGATCGGGAGCAACATTTATTTCAGCTTTTACGATGCAACCAACAAGCAAGTCAAACTGGTGGCGTTTACTGACACTTCAAGCCCAACCTTCACCATATCGGTAATCGACCCGTCGTTCCCGATTACGACATCGACCAGTTTGAACCCAACTGGGTTTTGGACTAATGTTCTGGCGCTGTACGGGTCAACTCTGTACTGCTTCTATGTAAACACCAACTCATCTGGGATCGGAGACGGCAACGTGTATTATAGAACCAGCACGAACAGCGGCACCACGTGGTCCGTTCGACAAACGCTCACGACGCACTTAGACCCGATCCAAGGAACCCCATTTGCGGTCTGGTTACCTGAAGCGGTCCAGTATGTCGGAACCCCTGGAACGGTGGCTAAGGTCAGTTATCTACAGGAACTGGGAGACAGCAGTGGTCAGTACGTAAAGGGCAGATTCTTTTTTGGTGTGGTGGCCGAGAGCGCACGCAACTACGTTCTGTCATAGCCCAGCGTCTTCCTGCACTCTGCATCAAACTGCGGGTATCTCGAGAACTCATTGGTCTTTGGATAAATCTTTCCCCACGTGTTCCCGCCGTGAATCTCGGCTACCATCCGCATGCCGGCTGGCACTGACCTGGTCACCAGGCCGAGTTGGAAGGCGCCGTCTTCCCCTTCGCTAGTATCCGGGAACCGTTTTCGTTCCCAGGTCCTTCGCCAGTACATCAGCGACGTGCCGACGCAGAAGTTCGCGGCGCCGCGATACAGCCAGGTCTCTGAGCGCTGCGAATCGTAAAACAGCATATCCCGGTATCCCACGGCGTCAACGTCTGGAGTCAGCATCTCGACTTGTTCGGTTAATCGCTCCGGGCCTGACCAGTCATCATCATCCCAGTGTGCGATCACGTCAGCGTCTTCAGCGGCATGGCAGGCGATGTTCCTGAGTGCTCCGATAGTCATGTCGGCGAACGGCGAAAAGGCGGTGTTGATAACGTAGAGGCGTTTATTGGGGTAAGTCTGAGCTTCGAAGCATCGGCGGGCGCGGTCGAGAAAGCGTGGACGATCGCGGGTGAGACAGATACAGACAACGCGAGGGAGCATCTTTGAAGTGTGCCAGAGACGACATGTAGGCGTGTACCGACGCCTCGTTTTACTTTCTCCGCTTCCGGAAATACTCCGGGGGCGCGGCTACCCGGTTCAGTGCTGCCGGAAACACTCCGGCACCTACCGCGACAGCTCCGACTACGGCACGATTACGCCGAAGCACGGACACCGGCCCGGCTCACGTTCCTCTGGCACAACGATAGAATAGCGCCAATTGCATACTTGCGCAAGTCGTGGTAAGCTTTCCACGTTAGGTCATTGCCATCTACTTCGTAGACCCGGAGCGCAGAGTGGATCTGGGCTCCGGTATTTTTGCGACTTGCGAAACTCTGCATCCTGCCATACAATCAAGTCTGTGAAACCCGTCAAGGTATCCGGCTACGTCTCTCCCGGGGATCACGAGCAGTTGAAAGACTTCGCCAAGCATCGTCAGACCACTATCGGTGTGCTGGTGGCTACGGCAGTCCGGTTGCTGCTGAAGGCTCCGGCGAAGTCTCTGCGGGGATTGCCGATGGACGGACGCCGAGCATAATTCCTACACTCTCCTACATTATTTTCTTGACAACTCTATCGTGGCTACATTAGAATGTAGACATGAAGAGAACAGCAGACATGGACCGGATAGCCCCGAAGAGCTTGGTCACTCAAACGGTGCCGGTAGATTCTGTTCTGCTGGCAAAGGTCCGCGAGGCTGCATTGAAGTACGGGTTTCGCATTCGGGCTCTTGTGGAGCAGGGAATTCAGATGCGCTTGGATGCGCTCGCAAGGGAGAAAAAGTAATGTACTGGCTCAAGGTTGCTTTTTGTCTGTACCTCTACGGCGTGCTCATGTTCATGGTTGGTCGTTCACTTCGGAGAGGTCGCTAATGGCAAACCGATATATCACGGGGCGCAAGTCGATGGCGAAAGTGACGCCGCGGAAGGAACCGGGAAAGGCTACGAAATGAAAACGCGTTATCAGCTTTTGCAGGACGCGCTACACGCTACGAAGAGATCGCGAAGAACAGCAATGCTGGATCTGGAGCCGGAGCGCTTCCCGAAGCCAGGCGAAGAGCAATATCCCCGAAGCCGGCTGGCCGTGTGTCGAGTTCTGTCAGGAATGCAACGAGCCGATCATCGACGGGCAAGCGTCGTGCCATAAAATGGGCTGCAAGAGCAATCAGGAAATCGAGTTCTGATGGAACCAGAAAAACAGCAGACCCCCGCTTTCACTAACTGCGTCTTTTACGGCAATGGTCGGGATGCGTTTCAATTTCCTCCGGTTCAGTCTTTGGATGAGCCGCGGGCGATCTACCTGAATTGTGTCTTTTATTCGCAGCCTGCTCCTTGGTGGATACGCCTCGGGCAACGTGCACGGCGCATTCGCGAGGGCTTATGGAACCGGAACAAGCAGAATCGTTGGATCTAGACTTTCGAGAATCGCAGCCGGCAATTACCCAAGCGATGAGGAAGCGAGTCTCACACGCCTGGGCGATAGCCGAGATTCAGCGAGACGAACAAACGGAGGGCGAGTTATGGAACTTATCGAAATAGCCCGGTCTTTCAGCTACAAGCTGAACATGGGCAACTACGAATCGCGCGACTTTTTCTGTTCTCAGAAAGCGGAGTGCAAACCCGAAGACGCTGAGGCGACATCTGAGGCGCTTCACGAGTTTTGTAAAAAGCAGGTGCTCCGTGCCGTTGATAGCTACAGGCGGGAAGCAGTGGCCGAGCGCGAGAGACAGCGTTGAACGTGACTGGGACCGATCAGAATCCATCCGAAGAAAGCGAAGGGGAAAAGAACTCATGCCAATCATTGCTAAGGCGTCTGGAAATTCAGACTACATTCCGGCTCCGGAAGGAACCTTTAGCGCCGTCTGCTGCGATGTAGTTGACCTAGGTATGTTGGAAGTCACGTTCGGGGGAAAGACAAAGGAACAGCACAAAATCTGGATTGTGTGGCAGATCGAAGAGGTGATGGCCGACAATCGTCCGTACACCGTTCGCAAGCGTTACACTCTTTCGCTTCACGAGAAGGCGAGCCTCCGGAAGGATCTCGAATCGTGGCGTGGGCGCGCTTTCACCGCTTCAGAGCTTGAGGGCTTCGATGTCGAAACTGTGCTGGGCGTTGCGTGCATGTTGAACGTCATCCATGCGGCGGGAAGTCAGGGAGGGACGTTTGCGAACGTGGCAAGCATCATGAAACTTCCCAAGGGCCTGAACTCCATCAGGGTTCGAGATTACGTGCGGGTGAAGGATCGCGAACCGGCCAAAGCTGAAGCGGTTACGGAGGGCTCTGGCTGGGACGGTGCGATAACAGATGACGATGTCCCGTTCTAGGAGGAACAAATGGCAGAACGAACGATAGCAGACATGGATGAACGCGACGTGCGCGCGCTCGGACGCCGGCAAGAAGCGAGACGACGGCCAGGAGACGCTTGTGAACCTCAAGGAGCTCGGGAAATGAGCACAGCGAACCTGACGCTCTACAATTTGGAAGCAACGCTCATGCGGCTGATGTTCGAACGTGAGGAGCTAGCGGCGGATGGTCTTTCGGTTATCGAGAAGGACATCGAGATCCGCGAGTACGTCTCGAAAGAGATTCGCAAAGTTGACGGCGTGGCGTATTACCTGAAAGAGTTCGAAGCGCGTGCGGCAGCGGCAAAGGAAGAGGCGAAGCGGCTGAAGTCTCGCGCGGATGCGTGGGAGCAACGGCACGAACGATTAGAAACGCTGGTGAAATCGGTAATGCTGATGAGCGGCAAAGCACGGCTGGACGGGGACTCGAATACGCTGAGGCTGGTGAAGTGCCCGGCAAGCGTAGAGATTGCCCAGCCGGAATTGGTGCCAGATGAGCTGCAGCAAGTTAACATCAGAATGCCACTGATCGAATGGCAAGCGCTGGTAATGCTCGCGGCGCACAACGGCTTTGACACTGCGCCGATTCATGCGTACGTGGTGAAAGCTGAGCCGATGAAATCCAAGATAGCCGAAGCGTTGAAGCAGCAGATAGTGTGCGCAGCGTGTCACGGAACCGGTCGCACGACACCATTCTCCGATGCGCCTGGCTGCCCTAAATGCAACGCGACCGGCAAAGTAAACCAAGGCGTACCAGGTTGCAGCCTTGTCAGCGATAAGATGAGCCTGAGGGTCGAATGACAACCGTCAGAAATGGTTTATCCTGATAAGCGATTATGAGCCTCGAGGGTGGATTGTCGAATGACTAACGCTTTCGTCAGAAATGGTTTATCCTGCTGGGCTACATCGCAGCCGCGGTGCTCGGTCTGGTAGCGATTATGGGCGCCGTAGCGTGGGGCCTCGTAGCGGCAATGGCGGCGCGCTGAATGCAGAGAACCGCCTACGTCTGCGATGAGTGCGGCAAAACGAAGCAAGATGCAAACCATTGGTTTCGCCTGGACGCTCGATCGTCAACAATAGTTTATTTAGCGAAGTGGGAGTACGGGCAACTGTGTCCCGAAGAGTTGCACTTGTGTGGAGCAGAATGCGCAAACAAAAAGATCAGTCAGTTTCTCGGCTCAAAATAAGTGAAGTAGACGTTCAGCAAGCGGTAGTGCTGATGCTGGAGCTCGACGGCTGGCGAAGCCTGCGCACTGATCCAGTTTCGAACCGTGCGCGCGCGACCGGATTTGGGGAAGTGGGGATGCCGGATTACCTGTTCATCCGATATAAAGATTTAGGGCTGGAGATTTCTCTCGAAGGCTGTTCTACGGACTCTTTGACCAGCTTGGCTCAGGTGCTTTGGGTAGAGTTTAAGGCTCCCGGTAAAAAATTGAAACCGCATCAAATTCGTTGGGTGCTCGATGAAGCCAGGCTCGGCGCGCTGGTCATGACCTGCGATGAAGTTGATGAGTTTCGCGAGTGGTACAAAACCTCGGGGTTGATGCGCCACCAGATTCTGAGTTAGAATAGATTGCTAAGCTACCGGTTCGAAGCGGTACCAATTGCGCGGGAGTTTCGGAGTCCACGAGCTTTGAGATTCCCACGCAAGCCTTCTCGTGGAGGTTTCAGTGAAGCTATCCCGCGGCGCCCAGCGCCTTCTCAAGATCCTCAGACGCTACGCTGCTCGATACGACGTCATTTTCCCCTACCGTTCTACTCTTGCCAAGGAAATGAACGTGTCTCCGCGCCAGCTTTCGAACTACATCGCCGAGCTAAAAAACGCCGGTTTAGTAGCCGTTTTCCAATCAGGTCCGCAACCTGCTACTTATCAAGTAGTTGCGGCCGAAAATTGCAAAGCTAGTGCAAAGCTAGTGCAAAGCAAGTTCCCAGCTTCCGCGTTTCATCCTTATAACAATAGAAGAACTACTCAGGAAGAGATGCGCCGTCGCTTCCCAATGAAGATCGAAACCCCAGCCCCAGAGCTTGTGAGCCTCCTGGAGTGGGCGGACCGCGAGGGGTATCCGGTAGGCAACGGAGCGGAACTCGAAGCGGCTGAGCGAGCCTGGAAGCTCAGGAAGCCACCAGCAAAGGAGACTGGCTATGACCGAGCGGCAAAAAGCGCACGCTGAGGAAATGCGTGCCAAATCCACAACCCTGAACATGCGAGGTCGCTACAAGATCAAGCGGCGGGCGCCGGCGAAGAACCACGCTACACCCTGGCCGGAGCGGAGGGCGGAATACCTGGCCGAGAAAAGTGATACCATTCTCCGCAAGGAGGCTTAATATGCCGCTGGCGATTTGGTTCTGGGTTTTCTTTGTGATTGCGATCCTGTTTTACAACTGGATCAGCTACGACGCTTCGAAGCCGTGGTTTCGCTGGGGTGGCGGCGGGCTCCTGATATTCATCCTGATCGGCATCCTGGGCTTCGCTGTTTTTGGGAGCGCGGTTAAATGAACGAAAACCCGCTAGGCGCGCTTCAAGGCACTTCGAGTCGGCAGTTCCATCTCAACAGCCTCGATCTCCAGAAGGCGGGGCGCATGGTCCTAGTGCAGATCATCGGGCTTTTCGTGACGCTCGGGGTTCCATGGCTGCTGAAACTCTCGTACGTTTGGAATGGCCACGATTACACCGCGGAAGTTCTGATCGTGGTGAATGCCGGCGCGGAGCTGGCTAGAAGGTTTCTGACCGGGGCGCCTAAGACATGAAAGGGAAAAACATGAGTCACACGAAACACACTGAAAAGCCAGCCAAGGTATCCGATGCGGACGAACATGCGCAGTTTAACTACATCCAGGACCTGGAACGGCAGGCGTATCAGAAGCGGAGCGAACTCAAAGAAGTAGAACGTCGGCTTACCGAAGCCAAGGCTCGGTTCGCGAAAATGCTGGCGCCTTAAAGACCTGATGACGGTGAAAGGCCACGTATTGCGGACGCTGCTGGTCGGGTCATTGAGGGCGATCGCGATACTGGTTGTTGGGGTGTTTCTGATAGGTGAGGCATTTTGGTACTTGCGCAAGTAGTACGAAAGTGCTAAGGTTCCCAGTGAGGAGAAACACATGGCGTTTGAAAATCTCATGGCTCCGCGGGCGAGCCTAAATATCAGTTTGGATCAAACCGCGGGAGTCCTCGCGAAACTGTCGGCCAACGGTACACCGGGTGTCTTGGTCTGTGAAAATATTGGCGGCATGGGGACCGGCTCGTTTCTGATTCCCATATCAGCAACCGAAACTGGACTCGGTGGCGTTCCATGGCTCGACGCAACCCAAAACCTCACCGATCTCGGAGTGCCAACCGCACTTCCGATCTATCTGCAAATCTGGGTAGCGGCAAAGAAAAGCTTTTACGACGCCGCGGGCGTCATTGCCGATCTGAACCGCGGCGAGACAGTCAACGAGGCGCTGGAGTAACCATGCCTGTCTACTGTCGAACGCGCGCGGCACTGGTTCTGATACCGTTGCTGCTTTTCATGACGCTGGCTGGATGCGCGAAAGTCGGCTCCGTCGCGCCGGCGCTCACTCCGCTTCAGATCGTCGCGAACGCTGAGAACGATATCCCTCAGGTGGTAGCCCAGATTGCGAACACCAGCACGGCACTCGTGAATCAGGGTAGCCTTTCGCCGGCCGAGGGCGCTGCGATAGCCAAGGTATTGACAGACATCACCAACGCCAATTCGCGCGCGGTGGCGGCAACCCGAGCCATCAGCACATTGGCGGCTACCGGGAACGCCTCGATAGCGGCGGTTATCACCCCAATCATCCAAGAGATTCAGGGCTCGATCGCCTCAGGGGACGTCTTCAATATCAAGAACGCAACCGCCAAGGTGACGATAACGACGGCGCTAACTAGCCTGGTGGTAACACTGCAAATCATCCAAGCAAAGGTAGGCACATAATGGCGGCAGCATTGATTACGACTCTCATCAGCGAAGCCCCGAGCTTTGTGAGCCTGATTGTTAACCTGTTGCATCCGAACAACAGCACCACGATCGTAGCCACGCTTGCTGGTGCGGACGCGGGCGACGCCGCGGCTATAACAGCCATCCAAGGGCTTCAGGCAGCGGTAGCGGCAAAGAACGCCACAGTGAAGCCCGTAACACCCACGGCCTAGAATGTGGCCTGACGACCTTGGGGAGATTCTTCACACCGAGAAGGAAATCCTTAAGGAGTTGCGACGATTAATTAAGCTACTGGCTCCAGGTGCACACGGAATCGGAATTCTGTTTTCAAAGTCAAAAGGAGAAAATATGCCATTGATTCTTCCCGTAGGGGACACAGACAACTTCTACATTTTCGGCACCGCACCGTTCGTAGGCGCGTTGCTTGGCTCTGGTCAAACTATCAGCGCGGTATCGGCGGATCCCAACACTGTCATCCTGACGGCCGATCCTTCACCGGCCGCGGTTCGGGCGGCGGACGCTACGCCTTCAGTTCCTGCTGGCACTGTCACGATGCTGAGCGGTGTGGTGTCGATGCCCGCGAGCCCAGCACAACTGAACGTTCCCATCACTTGCACGGTTACCGTGCTGAACGCGGACGGATCGACGGCTGAAACGTTGACCGATACCGTTACTGTGTCACCGACAGCAGCCACGGCGATCGGCGATTTGTTCGGAGTCGCTACGGCGGTAACAAGTTCGACCACAACCGCCACAGGCACAGCGGCTCAGGTTGCGGCGGCTAAGCTTGCTGCAAAGCCGAAGACGAATCCGACAGGGCTTTAACGATACTGTCCGGACGGGGCCACACCCTTCAACCAGCATTGTCGGTCAAGGCTGTGGCCCACACACCTATGAACGTAGCGATGCTGGCAGCAGCTTTGATTCGAGTATTCGAAGGCGTGCGCTTGACAGCCTATCAGGACTCAGGCGGCGTCTGGACAATCGGCTTCGGTCACACCGGGTCGGAAGTCGTCTCAGGCTATACGATAACCATGGATCAGGCCAGCTCGTTGCTGCAAAGTGACGCGGCTCCGCTGCTGAAGCTGGTCGAAGCTGAGCCCTTGGTCGCGGCGGCTGCGTACATGAGCTTCGGCTACAACTGCGGTTACAATACCCTCGAAGGTGTATTGCAGGGACGGGATTATTTGGAGCGGTATATCCATGATCGACATGGAAATGTGCTGCCTGGGCTTGTTTCGCGCCGTGGTCTGGAAGCGGCGCTCATTGCTTCAGTTGCGCCGATATCGGCATAGGAGTACACTTTTCCCATGCGCATCTTACTCCTGTTCTTCGCGGCGATTGCATTGATGGCCGCCCAATCCCGAACCGTAAACGTGACCTGGACTGCTTCCACAACGAGCGGCGTCACTGGCTACACCATTTCCACCGGAGCTGCCGCTATTGGCCCGTTCACATTCAAAGGCTGCACCGGAACAGTCACCGGGCAAACGTGTGTGCTCGGTTCGACGGCCACTACCACAACTTACGCAGATTCCGAGCCTGTTGGTGGGACCGTTTTCTACCAGGTCTCTGCTGTGGCTGTGGCTTGTACTCCGACGACGCCGATAACTCAGGCGTGCGGCGCGTCGGCACCTGTGGTAGCGTCAACGTCTGTGCCTCCACAGCCCAGCGTTAGCACTGTGGTCTTGGTAGTGCCGTGACAAAAACGCAAGTAGTGTCGCTGATTTTCGTCGGATTGTTCGTGGTGTTGGCGCTAAATTCCCAGATTCCTGTAACACCACCCACAGCGCTTACGGTGACGGTGGACGGTGCGGCGGTGTCTGGGATAACAACTCTCAACCTGACCAGCGGCAACGGTGTCCTGTGGACCTGTACGCCGGCGCCATGCTCTGGAACGAATGGGGTGCTCAATATCGCGGCAGCGGTCAATACGGCGATGATTCTGAGCAAGCCGACATTTCAATCTGGTGTCTGCGACTTCGTGCCTTCATCGAACGGCACTTCAGCTTACACCTACACTGGATTCGGCGCGGCCGGCTGCCAAGCTCTCACGGCCTACACTAAGGGAATGCATCTCCGGTTGGTGCCCGACGTGACGAATGCAGCCGGCGCCTGTTCGCTGAACATCGATTCGGCGTCCGGGCTGTCCGGAAACGTGGGGCCGGTGAACATCAAAGACAAGACCGGGAAGAACGATCCGGCGGCAAGCTTGTTGGTTCCAGGGCAGGAATACCCGATCTGGTTTGATGGGACGGTGTTTAGGTTGGAATGATGAATGCCCAAAATAAAAGTGTCTCTTCAGTCAATCTGGGACATGCACTTCATAGAAGGCAAAAGCATTAGCCAAATCGCCAGACAGTTGCATTGTAACCGTAAAACCGTCAGGTTTCGCTTCCGGCTCAAGGGCTGGGAAGTACGAGAACAAAACTCCGCGCGTATCTGTATCGAGTGCGGACTGCCTGCTGAGAAGCGGCCACACGCCAGGCGAGACCGCGACGGCGCGCGAATCCTCTATGGGACTCGCTGCGAATTGCACCGCAAGCAATACGACGCGCGGCGAGCACGGCTACTACGACGCACAAAAGACCCATTGGTAGGAGTTCGACGTAGGGGCGCGTGGAAGGAAAACCGGCGAGTGCGTGGCCACGGATGATATAGAGCACGCTCAGCGCTACGGGTTGTGATACTCTGTCTTTTCAATGACAGATCTCGTAACCGTAGCAGTTATAGGAGCGCTCGCGGGCTGTTTCAGTGCAGTAACGCAAGCTGTGACCGTGTTCAAGGTCAACAAACTTCAGGCCGTAGCTGCTCGTAATGAAGAGCACGCTAAGGCGACTTCGGCTACCGTGCAGCAAACTCAGACCGATATGACTAAGCTGAAAACCCAAACGGATGGGATCACTGAGGCACTCGTTAAAGTAGTCGGTCAAGCTGAACACGCCAAAGGCAAACTCGAAGGCATTGCCGAAGAGAAAGCCAACGGCCACTAGTTGCGCAAGTGTGTGCTATTCTGAAGCCCTGAATGAAGATTGAAGTACTTCCGCTTTCCAAGCTGAAGCCCTACGCGCGCAATCCCCGCAAGATCCCACAGAAAGCCATCGACAAAGTAGCGGCATC